GTAATTCAAGCCGCGGGATTTGCGCAAAGTGTTTAGGGCATAGGGGGCAATATGCGACTGTCTAGAAAGGATTTTTCGTTTCTAGATATCCCTGGTTTGCAAGCCGATCTGGGGGAGTTGGTCGGGATTACGCAGTCGGTGGTGTCGGAGCTGATCGCCGACGGGGTGTTGCGGCCCGAGGCGACGCTCCGCCAATGGCTGATCGACTACTGCGCGCACATCCGCGAAGCGGCGGCGGGGCGTGGCGGGGGGAAGCAAGCCCAGCAGGCGCTGGCCGAAGCCCGGGTGCGGGAGAGCCTTTCAAAAGCGCTGCGCAACGAGGTGGAGACCGGCAAGGAATTGGGCCTGCTGATCTACGCCAGCCACGTGGAGGCGCAGCTCGTCGACTGGGCGGCCTCGGGGGTGCAGTCGGTCGAGGCGGCGATTGATCGGATCTCCGACGGGATCGCGTCGGAGTTCAACATCGAGTTAGAGGATCGGCATGTACGCGACCACCTACGCGGTGCCCTTAGAGATATTGCAGCCTACCCAAGCCGTGCTGCAGCAGCTGCTGCTGCGGGTCGCGAGCGAGTGGGAGCCGCGGGAGCCGATCCCGACGGCTGAGTTCGCCGAAGACCACCTGCGGCTTCCCCAAGAGGTCGCGGAAGCGCACGGCCGATTCGACCTCTACTACGCGCCGCACTTGCGGGGCATCTTCGCCGCGATGGACGACCCGCAGGTCCAGGAGATCGACTGCATGAAGGGCGCCCAGGTCGCCTGGACCACGGCCCTGATTGCCTACCTGGCCAACCGCATCTGCACCGCCCCGTGCGCCATGATCGGGCTGTTCGACAGCGACGGCGCGGCGCGCGACTTCCACGACGAAAAGCTCGTTCCTATCGTGAGCGCGACCCCGGAGCTGTCGCGGCGGATCAACATCAAGCAGACCCGCACGGCGGGCAATCGGGCGGACTTCAAGCGGTTTCCGGGCGGATTCCTCAAGCTGGGCGGGTCCGGCCAGATCCGCAAACTCAAGTCCACCTCCGCCGGCGTGCTCTTCGTCGAAGAGCCGGACGACGCCAAGGACAACGTCCGGGACCAAGGCGACGCCATCCAGCTCTTGTGGGAGCGGGCCAAGCGGCGCAAGCGCGTGAAGCGCATCTTGGGTGGAACCCCGAGCCTTAAGGGATTCTCACAGGTCGAGTTCCGCCTGGAGCTCTCCGACAAACGCGTACTCCCGATCGCCTGCCACGATTGCGGCGAGAAGCACGTCATGGACCTAGACAACGTCTCCTGGCACGACCACGACGGTCCGGCCCATCCCGTCTACGGTCGCGCCGTCCTCGATTCCGCCGTCTACGTCTGCCCCCACTGCGGCAGCGCCTGGGACGATCACCAGCGTCACGAAAACATCCGCGCCACCGTCCAGGCCGCCGTCCTCGCCTGCGACCCCTACTACGGATGGACCCCGACCCGACCCTTCAACGGCATCGCCGGATTCCACGAGCTGAACGAAGCCTACAGCTGCCTGCCCGGCGTCGGTATGACCGAGTTCGTGCGCGACAAGCTGGAAGCCGAACATGCCGCTGCCCAGGGCGACCAGAACAGACTCATCGTCTTCGTCAACAGCAAATACGGGCGCCCCTACGAATTCAGCGGAGAGCACGCGCGCAAAGACGACCTGCGCGCGGCGGCCCTCGATTATCCGGAAGGCACGGTCCCCGCCGGCGGACTCATCCTCACCGCGGGCGTCGACGTGCAGCACAACCGCCTGTCCGTCCTCATCCGGGCCCATGGGCGCGACCGGCAAAGCTGGCTGACCCTGTGGACCGAGCCGGCCGCCGTGGTGGCCGTCAGCAATATCGGCGATGCGGTGTGGCTCGAGGCTGAAAAGATCCTGTTCGGAACCGAGTACTTCAGCGCCGACGGGCTCAGCCTACGCGTCTCGGCACTCACCATCGACAGTTCCGACGGCCAGACCAACGACGCCGTCTACGCCTGGGTCACCGCGATGCGACGCAAGTACCCGGCCGTCGCCATCATGGCGGGCAAGGGCGCCTCCTCCGGCGAGCCGGAAATCTTCACCCTGCCCTCGCCCAAGGCCGTCGACCCCAAGCGGGCAGACAAGGCCAGCAAGGCCGACCGCTGGGGTCTGCGCGTCCACCTGGTCGGCACCGCCAAAGCCAAGGACTACCTGTCGGAGCGCTGGCGCCTGGAGGCCAACGGCGCCGGGCACCAGCATGCCTATGCCGGGGTGCGCGAGGATTACTGGGAGCAGATCACCGCCGAAATCAAAGCCCCGAACCGATCCCTGCGCGGCAAACGGGTCTGGACCAAGAAGGTCGGCCATCCCAACGAGGCCCTGGACTGCGAGGTCTACGCGGAGCATGCCGCCCGGGCGATCAAAGTCCACATCCGCACCGTCGCGCAGTGGGACAGCTTGGACGTGTTTTCGCGGCAAGGCCGCTTGTTCGATTCGGTTCCCGAGACGGCGCCATTCCAGGTCGACTCGGTTCCCGACACGGCGCCTTTCCAGGATCCGCCCGCGGACAGCCCACCCCCGGTGCCCCCGCGCGGCGGACCGCGGCCGCGCGGGGGTCGGGGCTGGGTCGACGGGTGGAAATAGCCAATGGACTTCTTCGACGAGCTGCGGGAGATCGCCGCCGCCGCCGGAGTGGCCCCCTCCCAAGCCGAGGCCCTGTGCGAGCTCATCGCCCAGCGCCTGGGCGGCTCGCGGCCCTACATCCGCCGCCGCGGCGTGGTGCCGGAGGTGCAGCCGAGCGACACCCCGGCGACCATCCAGCGGCGCTACGGCGTCTCGCGCTCGACCGCGGACCGGTGGGTGCATTCGTGGAAGCGGTGAGGCGAGTTTCGCTTACCCGTCTTGCGCGGAAAGCCCCGCCGTTCATCGCGAATGATGCGGTTCACAAGCTCACCGCATCCTACTGCACTGATCGGGAAAAACTATGTCGCTCGCCCTGAAGCTTCACCACCGCCAACGGCTCAAACGCAACCGGCGCTTTTATTGGGGCCGGGATCTTGGCAAAGAGCCGAAACGGCTGGCGCGCGTCGTCAACACCAAAAAGCCGTGCTCTTGCATCATGTGCGGGAATGCGCGCAAGCATTCAGGCCCGCCGCGGCAGGAACGGCGCTTCGCTATGGCCTTGTCCGAGGTTTAGCCGCCGATCTCAAGCTGCCTTCGCGCCCCATCTCAAATGAATATCGACCCCCGCATAAGGAAAATGCAGCTTGCCGTCATCGGTCTTGTCGATCAGCCCGATGGACGTTAGCCGCTGGGCATCGGCGTGGACCGCGCGCACATCGCGACCCACCCGGCGTGCCAGCTCGCGCACCCCCAGCGGGCCGGCCCCTGCCAACGCCTTGATGACCGCAAAGCGGTTGCCCGTGAGCGTGTCGAGCAGCGCCTCATCGGTGTCGAAAAAATACCCCGGCGGTTGCGGCTCCTCGCGCTCGACGGCCCGCACGATCCGCGCGTTAAACTCATCGTCGGTCGCTACTTCAATCGTCAGCGTTTCCAATTGCTTGCCTCCAACATTGAATGTCGCGGTCAAAATCGGCCAACAGCGCGTTAAGGCTGGTCCATTCGATCGGCGTTTCCAGCTCGCCCAGGTGCTTGTGGTCGCCTTTCCCGCGCTCGTTGTCGTAGCGCAGCACACAGCGGCCGTTCGCGATCAACGCCAGGCTGTACTTGTACGGGTGCGCACTGCCGGGGAGCGGTTCCGGCAAGCGCCACACCTTGACCTCTTTCACCAAATCGTCGGCGATGCGCTTCTTAAAGTGAATGAGGCGTTGCGCTGGCATGTTGCTATCTTAGCAACACTTAACCGCGTTGTCTATCGAGCAACATGATAGACAAGCGAAAACTTGGAAACGGTCGCAGATCTCCCGCGATTCCCGGTCCCCACCCACCGCAAAACTCGTCCCATTTTCGCCTTATTTTGAACAACGCCCTGGCCCACACTTCAGGCCATGAGCGACCCCACCGCAATCCCCGCCACCCTCCGATCCGGCGATAGCTGGACCTGGCCGGTCGGCCTCGCCGTCGCCGTCGCGGACTACCCCGCCGACACCTGGTCGCTGGCCTACCTTCTGCGCAGCGCGGCGGATCGCTTCCTCGTCCCCGCCTCCGTCACCGGCGGCGAAGCCCCCGAGTGGCGCGTGAGCGTCGCACCCGCCGCCACCGCCCTCCTGGCCGCCGGGCGTTACGACTGGGTCCTGTTCGCCACCCGCCTGGAGGGCGAGGCCATTGCCGAGCGCCGCTCGCTCGCCACCGGGACGGTCGAGATCGTCCCCGATCCCGCGACCCAAGACCTGTCCGGCCCCGTCTCCCATGCCCGGCGGATGCTCGACGCCATCGAATCCGCCTTGGAAGGCCGTGCGACCGAGGGCGATCTCGACCTCATCGAAACCGCCCACAACGGCCGCTCGGCCCGTTACGACCTCGCGGCGCTGCACCAACTGCACCGCTACTACGCGGCCCGGGTGGCGGCGGAAGAGGCCCTGGTCGCCGGCACCATGGGTGCGCGGTCGGGAATCGTTCAGGTGCAATTCCGCTAATGGCCTCCTCCGCCAAAATCCTGCCCCATCCGGCGACCGTCAATCGGGCCTACGAAGGGGCCGGCGCATACTCCGCGCTCACCTCCTGGACCTCCTTCTCCGCCCCGCCGGATGTCGACATCCATGCGGCCCTGCGCGCCTTGCGGGCCCGCTCGCGGGAGTCCGCGCAGAACGACGACCACATGTCCTACTTCCTGACGCTGGTGGAATCCAACGTCATCGGGCTGCAAGGCATCGCCGTTCAGGCCCGGCCCAAACTCCTGAGCGGCAAGTTCGACAAACGGCTTGCCGGGCGGATCGAGCTCGAATGGACCCGCCAGTGCAAGCGCGGCGCGTGGGATTGCACCGGCCAACTGAGCCGAACCGCCTTCGACCAACTCGGCGTGCGCACCACCGCCCAAGACGGCGAAGTCCTCATCCGCCTGCACGAGGGCGACCCCGAGTCCCCCACCGGATTCAGCGTCGAGCTGATCGATGCCGAAACATTAGATATCGACTACAACGCCGTGTTGCCGAACGGAAACGTCGTGCGCATGGGCGTCGAAATGACCCGCCGCCGCCGCCCGGTCGCCTACTGGCTCTTTTCCGAGCCGGCCAACCCCTGGGGCGGCTACGGCTCCACCTACAGTGCCAGCCAGCGCACCCGCGTCCCGGCCGACGAAATCATCCACGTCTACCTGCCCCATTGGGTGTGGGGCTCGCGCGGCGTCCCCTGGGCGCGCACCGCGCTGCGTCGCATGAAAATGCTCTCCGGCTATGAAGAGGCCGCCATCACCGCCGCCCGCATGGCGGCGGTCAAGGGCGCCAAATACGTGGCAAGCCCGGATGCCGACCCGCGCCAAGGCATGAACGGTGCGCCAGGGCCGGACGGACAATTCGCCCAAGAAGTGCGCCCAGGGCAAATCGAACAAGTCCCCTGGGGCTGGGATCTCCAGGCCCTGGATTGGTCCTGGCCCAATACCGAGCACGGCGAGTTTTGCAGTGCGGCCCTGCGCGGCATCGCTTGCGGGCTCGGGATCGACTTTGCGTCGGTCTCCAACGACCTGCGCGAGGCCAACTACTCCTCCATGCGCCACGGCGCGCTCAACTCCCGCGACCTCTGGATGCGCCTCCAGGGCTGGTGGATCGAATGGGTCTCGGAGCCCATCTACCGGCGCTGGGTGGCCTATGCCATCCGCACCGGCCGCATTGCCCAAGTCAACGGCGAGACCCTCTCCCTGGATCGGATCGAGGCCCTGAGCGAGGCCGTCTACCAAGGGCGCCGCTGGCCCTGGGTCGATCCCCTCAAGGATCTTCAAGCGTCCCAGCTCGCCGTCAACCTGCGCACCCGCTCCATCAGCTCCATCATCCGCGAAAGCGGTCTGGAGCCGGAGGACGTGTGGACGGAGCTTGCGGAAGATTTCGAGACCCTCGCCCGCCTCAAGATCGCGCCGGTCGCCGCTGCCGATCCGCCCGGGGCGTCGGGCCCCGTCCCGGGGGCGCCCCCCGAGGCCCCCGAGGCCCCCGAGGACCCCGCGCTCAGCACCGACCCCAAGGACCCCGAGGAGGCCCCGCCCGATGCCTGACATCGCCCCCCGCTTGACCGCGCTGCGGGAGCACGAACCCCAGATCCCGTTGCAGATCGACCGCGCCGCGGCCGATGCCGCCGCGCTGGAAATCCCCTGCTCGTTCGCCTCCGATGCCATCGTCGAAGACCCCTGGAACGGGCCCATCCAGCTCTCCATGGACCCGAGCGCGATCGACATCGCCGAAGCGCAGACCCGCGGCATCCCCGTGCAAGAGATGCACGCCCGCCACCTCCCCGTGGGCCGTGTCGTCAACGTGCGCCTGGACTCCGGGCGGTTGCTCGGCACCATCCGCTTCTCCCGCTCGGAGCGCGGCCGTCAGCTCTATCAGGACTGTGTGGACGGCATCATCACCGACACCAGCGTCGGCGCCTCCATCTCAGCCGTGCGCGAAGATCCGAACTATCTCATCGCTTTGCGATGGAAACCTCGCGAGGTTTCTTTAGTCGACCGCGGCGCCGACCCCTCCGTCGGCATCGCCCGTGCCGCGGCCCTCGCGGCTCCACCACTTGGAGTGAATCCCATGCCAGAGCCGACCCCGGCCGCCGAATCCGAAGGTTCGGCCAACAACCTCCCCGTTCTCGCCGTCGCCGCCGCCGGCGTCTCCGACGGACAGCGCACCGCCAACATCATGGAGCTCGCCCGCTATGCCTCGGGCCGTGCCCCGGAGCTTGGCATCGAACGCCTGGGGCAGGACTACATCCAATTCGGCCAGTCGTTCGAAGAATTCCGCGGCAAAGTCTGGTCCCTGCTCTCCGAGCGCAAGGCCAAAGAACCCGCCCTCGCCTGGCCCGATCCGGCGGCGCAGATCGGCATGAGCCCGCGGGAAGCGCAGCAATTCTCCATCGTGCGCGCCTGCAACGCGTCGCTCAGCGGCAACTGGCAAAAGGCCGGTTTCGAGCTGGAGGCATCCCGCGCGGTCGCCGACCGCCTCGGTCGCGCCCCGCGGGGATTCTTCGTCCCCCTGGAAGTCCAGGCCGACATCGGTCGCGGGGCCCTCGTCCAGCGCGCCGAGACCCTGAGCGCGGGCAACCCCACCTACGGCGGCTTCCTGGTCGGCACCGATCACCGGCCGGATCTCTTTATCGACGCCCTGCGCGCCACCTCTGTGGCCATGACCGCGGGCGTGCGCACTCTGACCGGACTGGTGGGGAACCTCAGCATCCCCAAGAAAACCAGCGTCGGGACCTTCTCCTGGATTAGCGAAGGCGAGGACGCGCCCGATACCGACATCCAATTCGGCGCGGTCGCCATGTCCCCGCGCACCATTGCGGGCGGCATCGCCATGACCCGCCGGTTGCTTCAGCAATCGAGCCCGTCCGTCGAAGCCTTAGTCCGCATGGACCTGGTCGACGGCTGCGCCCTGGCGCTGGATCTGGCGATCTTCGAGGGCGACGGCGTCAAGGCCCCGCGCGGCATCGTCAATCATCCGTCCATCAATACCGTCGCGGTCACCACCGACGGCACCCCCACTTGGGGCGAAGTCGTCCAACTGGAAACCGAAATCGAGACCGACAACGCCTTAGTCGGCGCGCTCGGCTACATCACCACCCCGGCCGTCGTGGGCAAAATGAAGGTCACCCCCAAGGCGACCAACCAAGCCATCTTCATCATGGACGACAACGGCACCGTCAATGGCTACCCGGTGCGCCGCACCACGCAATTGAGCACCAACGCCCTGCTCTTCGGGGATTGGTCGCAGATTCTGGTCGGCTATTGGGGCGTCTTGGATATCAAGCCCGACGAAGCCAAGCTGGCCGCGTCCGGCGGGCTCGTCATTCGCGCATTCCAGGATGCCGATGTGGCGGTTCGGCATGGCGAGAGCTTTGCGAAGGCGACTTGATTGGTGTGCCCGGTCGATTGACCGGGCGATGAGCGGCGTCAATGCCATCAAAATGCAGCAGGGGTTTCAATCCACGCCCATCAATGGGCGAATTCGGAAGAGGTCCCCTCTCCCAACTCGATTCTATCCGGAGTGAGTTTCCATGCACAACGGCTTCTTGTCCGCTCAGATAAAGATTAGCGTCGGCCTCGCCTACGGTACCGGCAACGCCGACCGTGAAGGCGCCGTGATCGATATGATGGGCTGGGATGGACTTCTCGTCATCGCCCAATTCGGTGCCGTCGCGACCGGCGGCGTGAATGCGATAAAACTGCAACAAGGTTCTAATGGCACCGTCACCGATGCCGCCGACCTGGCCGCGACTAAAATCGCCGTCGCCGACGATGACGACAGCAAAATCAAATACATCGACATCTATCAGCCGCGCGAGCGCTACCTGCGCGCCGTGGTCGACAAAGACGCCACCAACGCCTGCGCGGAGACGCTGACTTATATCCAATACCGCAGCCGCGAGCTACCCGCGACCCATGGCACCGGCGTGGCGGGCGAGGCCCATCTGGCGCCGGCGGAAGGCACTGCGTAAGGCCGGACCTTGAGCGCCCTCTCTCGCCAAGCCCGCCTCTCCCGCGCCGCGCTCTCCCCCACCCGCGGCGGGGGCGAAGCCGTCCTGCTGCCCGGTGCGCTGGGCACCGTCTACGGCGAATTCGAACCCATCGGAGACCCCGCCGGCGGCGGCGGATGGGGCTCGGAGGTGGACCTCACCGGGCGGCTCACCAGCCAGCCCAACCCCGTCGTCTGGTTGCAGGATGCAGCCGCGGCGGGCGTCGTCGAAGGGGCCGAAGTCCAGATCCGCTGGACCCCCTACCGCATCGTTCGGATGGACCCGGACGGCGCCGGCCTCACCCGCTGCGAGCTCATGCCGGCCAGCGCGAGCGGGGCGAGCGAGACGGACCGGTACCGCTGACATGTCCGGACTGGGCACCGAAATTGTTCGAATCGATACCCAGGGGACCCTGGCCGAAGTCCTCGCGCGGTTCGACCGGGCGCCCGAAGGCGTCGCACGGGCCCAACGGCGGGCGGCTAAAAAGTTGGAGACCTTCGCCCGGCGCCAGGTGCTGCGAGCGGCCGCCCAAGCCAGCGGGGCGACGCAAAAGACGCTGTTGGCGTTAGTGCGGTTCCGGGTGACACGGACAGGCGATATGGGATTAGTCATTTGGATTGGTACCAACGCCATCAAATTGCATTACTTGGGGAAGGTCACATGGACCCAGCGCACCCCCTCCGGACGCTATACGAAAGGCGCCCGAGTGGGACGCACGACCTGGCCCGGAACCTGGTCCTGGGGCCGCGGAGTAACCGGTCCGGCGGTCATGGAGAGAACGCGGCAATTCGGCCGCAACGGTAATCCGAATCTTGAAAAAATCGATGTCGTGTTAGTGCCTATACACGATGCCATCATTCACAAAATCAATATTCTCGCCCCCGAGATCGCCGAACGCTACCAAACCCTCCTCGCCCAAGAGCTGCGGTTCGCGCTCGAACTTGAGGACCGCGCCGCATGATTCCCCCCGCCGGCACCACCACCACCTATACCGCCTATAGCGCGGCCGTGCGCGCCGCGCTCAAAGACCAATTCGGCCCGTCGTTCCGATACGGCGAATACGAGCTGGAAGACGAATTAACCGGTGCCGCCGAGCGGGAGATCAAAACCCCCGCCCTGCTGCTGGAAGTGGATCAGTGGGATACGGAAGACACCGGCCAGCCCGACACCATGGGTCGGCGCCCGCGACGCTTCTCCGTCAACATTCATTGTTTACTGGGATTCGAGACGGTCAAATTGCAATCCGCCTTACGCGAATTGTCATTGGAAGTGGATGACCTCCTCTTCCCCCCGGATGCCACGCATACCCGCCGCCGCGGGGCGGACTGGAGCTTGGGTCCTGCCGTCGATCCGGCCGAACGCTCTAACGGACAGAAGGGCGGATTCCGTCCCGGCCTGCACGGAATCGACTCCTGGATCGTCTCCTTCGAGCAAGTGGTTTACCTCGCATGACCCTCGACCGCGCCATCCTCCGCCGCGGCGATGCCTACCTCGTCAACCTGGAGACCCTGGAAATGGCCACCGGCGAAGACGCCCGGATGCGCGCCGTCGTGATGACCGTGGCGCAGATGCACGACGCCTTCACCCGGCTGGTCGAGACCTCCCTCACCACGGACGAATACTGCGCCGAAGATCCGCCCGACAGGGACCATGTGCGTGGCATCGTGCGGTCCGGGGATGGGTACGTTGCAGACCCGGATACGCTCAAATTGGTCTCCGGCCCCTGGGCGCGAGAACAGGCCGCGGTGGTCACCGTAGTCAAGATGCGGTCGATCACACACCGACTGCACGCGCAAGGACTCGAATGGGAATTTATCGAAATCGAATCCCCACCCGATGCGCCTTCGCTGCCGGACCCCACGCATCAAGCCTTCTCTCCCGCCGATATCCATGCCGCCGCCAAGATGTGCGAGTGCTGGCGTCAGGCTATCGAAATCGAAGTCTCGACGCACCCGGAATGGCGCGCACCGCTCAATGGCGCCTTCGTCGATCTGTGCGTGGCCCGGGATGTACTCGCCGATTGCGCGATGGAAATCGAGCGGTTTTTCGCGCATCCGCCGACACAGCAACCGCGCACCCTCGAAGAGCATTCATAATGGGCGACCTCTCCACCCACTTCTCCGTCAGCGAATTCAAGTGCAAAGACGGCTCGCAGTCCGCAATCGATCCCAAACTGATCGAAATGCTGGAAGCCGTCCGCGAACGCTTCGGTCGCCCGGTTGCCATTATCAGCGGCTACCGGTCCCCCGCCTGGAACAAAAAAGTCGGCGGGGCGAGCCGCAGCTTCCATGTCAAAGGCATGGCCGCCGATATCAAGATCGCCGGCCTCTCCCCGGCCGAGCTCTATCGCTTCTGCGATACCCGCTGGCCGGTGTCCGGCCTGGGCTTGTACCGTTCCTGGGTCCATATCGACTGTCGGCCCTATAAGGCCCGCTGGGGCGGCACCCCTCGCGTGGCGCTGCAAAGCGAGGCCGTCCGCGCCTTCTCCTTGGGAGACGTGGTCGCCATCGGCGGCGTGGTCACCTCCACTAAATGGATCATCGCCAGGGCCCTGGCCGAAATCGCCGTCCGTTGGGGATGGAAAGCCCTGCGCGATTGGCGGGTCAGTCCGGAAGAGTTATTGGACCTGGCCGACGAATTGCTCGCCTATGCGCGCGCTCGGCAGCATGAGGCGGGCGGTGTCCCGTAATGCCGACCATGCCTCCTCCGGTCGGTCCGCCGCCCGAGGAGCATGCGTTCTCGCTGCGTCATCAACGCCTGGAGCGGGTGGAGCTGCTCGCCGCCAAGACCGCGCGGGAGATTTCCTTACATGCCGCGCAGATGGCGCATATCGAAGACCGGGTCAACGGATTGGCCCATGCGCACGATGCCACGCGCCGCTCCGTCGATCAGTCCACCAAAGCGACCACCCGCCTCTCCAATACGCTCGACCGGATCGATGCGCGAATCGACACTCTAGTGAAAGAATTCAGCGGTCATCAACTGGACAACGAGCGCGACCGCCGACGGTGGCCGGCGGTGGCCATCTGGCTCTGGAGCTCGAGCCTCACCGCCATCGGGTCCGTCGCATTGTTAGTCTGGACCAATTGGCCGATGATCTCCCGATGGCTGAATCGCTGAAAGAATGAGATCAATGTTCCCCGTCCTTGCGGGGATGAACCGAGCGGTGCGGGTGCGGTACGCATCGTCATGGGATGTTCCCCGCATATGCGGGGATTAACCGCGAACCGCGCTACCAGCGGCTATGTGGCCGCGGATGCCGCTAAATGTTCCCCGTACGCGCGGGGATAAAGCGAATTGAAACGGGAGTAATCTAATGAGTTTACGCACCGCCCCTGCACCATTATTCACTCTATTAGAGGCCCGTTTTGGTTTCTGGGTCTCAGACACCGTCCCGCCGACGAGCTATTCCGATTTCATCAACAACGAGAAATTGGAGATCTCCGCGCCCGAGCAGGAGATCAAAAAACTCATTTCCAGAATGACATCCACCCAAGGGGCCGCCATCGATTCGCAGTCCGTCCCCACGGAAAAAACCGCTCAGGTCACCCTGACCGCGTCCACCTTCACCCCGGACCTGCAAGCGATCGCGCTGGGCGCCACCGTCTCGGAGGTCACCCAGACCGCGGCCGCCGTCGCGTCAGAGGCCGTCAACACCGTGCTGGGCATGTGGGTCCCGCTGGCCAACTACGCCATCGCCGCGGCCGGCACCGGCACCGAGATCGCGCTTGTGACCTCCTCGGACGTGGCCGTTGCCGCCACCAAGTACGAGATCGACCATGTGCTCGGCATGATCAAAGCCACTCACGCCGATGCCGTCGGGGTCGGGATGAAGCTCTCGTATCACCCGGCGGCCGGCACCTGGGAGCAATACCAAGGCGGACTCGCCCTCAATAAGTACGTCCATATCACTGGCCAGGCCAAAAACCAGGTGAGCGGGAAAATCGGGGACCTGGACATCTGGCGTGCCAACCTGGCCCCGGCCGGGACATTCGATGCGACCGGCGGCGATTATCTGCGCGTCGAATTAAGCGGCGATATGTTAGTCCCAAGCGTCGCCGTGCGCGGATTTACTCCCGGCGCTCCGTATCGATTCCGCGTGCGTACCGCGTAAGCGCGTAGGAGAGTGAGATGCCTTGCGTCGATTCGATGAATAAATGCCACTCCTGCGGACATACCTTATGCGAGCACGAGGCAGGGAAGACCGATTGCGTCGCGTATATCGGCGACGATGGAAGGGAGTGCGCATATTGCGAGGCATGGATCGATCCCGATCATCCTTGCTGCCTTGAGTGTGGCAAGGCGTAATCCGCCGCGGCGATTTTGGGAATGGCCAATACCCTCTCCAAGGGCAGCACCGTACTCGCGCTCCCGGGCAACCTCATGCCCTCGGACGAATGGCGCAACTGGAGCCCCATGGTCCAGAGCACGGAATACAGTCTCTCCGGCGCCATCGTCATCGAAAGCGCGGAGAAGCAGGCGGGTGCGCCGCTGACCCTGGAAGGCGGAGACCGCTGGGTCTGGTTGACCGGGGCCCAATGCGACGCCATCGACGCCTTGCTGGCCGATATCTCCGAACCGCTGACCCTCACCCTGCACGATGGCGTGGCCCGCACCGTCCTGCCGCGGATCGAAGACGGCAAGAAGCCCCTGCGCCGCACCCCGGTTCCGATGCTGGCCGGATCGGGACTCGCCGATCCGACATCGGCAACGAAGTACGTGATCGAACAATTAATGTTCTGGGAGCTATGATGGTTTTCATCATAGGCCGCTATCCGCCGGACTGGATAACCAAACCAATTCAGGCGATTTTCAATATCACCGCAGAGATCAAACGAATGAACGAAAAACTCGACACTCTCGTCCAACGCGTTTCCGCTATCGAAAACGCAGGCGATTCCGCCATCCTATTATTGCAAGACCTGAAAACTTCACTCGATGCCGCTATTGCCGCAAGCGATTGGGTCGCGGTCAACGACATCAACGATCGTCTGGCCGCGCAAACCAATGAGCTGGCCGCCGCAGTGGCGACCTATACGCCAGGCTCAACCGAGCCGACCGATCCAGAGGTTTAACGACCGATTAAAATCCGTATCGCCAGGCCTTGCGCCTGGCGTGGATTGAAACTAACCCCGACCCACGATGCCACCCCCGAGCAACAACCTCGCCATCCGCCTTCTGATTGCGGCTGAAGATCGGGCCAGTCGCGTATTGCAAGCCGTCGGCGGCCGTGTCACCCAACTCGGCGCCGCCATCGCCGCGTACTTCACCGGCCGGGCGCTCGCCAATTACTTCGAGAGCGCCGTCGATTCCGCGGGCTCACTAGAGCAACAACTCTCCGTCCTGCAGCAAACCTCCGGGGCCAGTGCAGACGAGATGCTCGCCCTCAAGGCCGCCGCCGAAGCGGTGGCCGACAGCCCCTTGCCCTATACCGCCGCCCAAGCCGCGGCGGGTCAGATCGAGCTCGCCCGGGCGGGCCAGAGCGCCCAAGAGGTCATCGCCTCCCTGCCCCCGGTCCTCAACCTCGCCGCGGCCGCTCAACTGGAGGTGGGTGAGTCCGCCGGCATCGTGACCGCCCAGCTCGGCGCTTTCGGGTTGTCCGCCCAAGAAGCCGGCCGGGTCGCCGACACCCTCACCGCGGGTGCCAACGCCAGCAACACCTCCGTCAAAGCCCTGGCCGAAGCCCTCTCCTATGCCGGGCCGATGGCCAAAGCCGCCGGCTACAGCATCGAACAGGCCGCCGCCGCCGTCGGCATCATGGCCAATTCGGGAATCGACGCCAGCCGGGCCGGCACCGCGCTTAACTCCATCTTTTCCCAATTACAGGACCCGGCCAGCAAAGCCAGCGCCGCCCTGTCCGGCATGGGCGTCACCTCCCGGGATCTCTCCACCGTCCTGGACGCGTTGGCCGCCGGCACCCCGGCCGCCGAAAAGGCCATCCTGGCATTCGGCACCGAGGCCGGCCCGGGACTGCGGGCCCTGGTCGCGTCCGGCGGGCAAGGCGTCGACGGACTGCGCGACAAGATCGCCGGCATGGGCGGGGAAGCCGCCAAGGCCGCCGCGGCGATGCAGGACAACCTGTTCGGGGCCTTCGGGGAGCTGGGCAAGCTGTGGGACAGCATCAAGACCAAGGTCGGCGAATCCCTCCTCGGACCCCTGGAGCGGGAGATCCGCTCCGTCTCCGCGTCCTTGCGGGCCTGGGTGCAGTCCGGGCAGCTCGACACCTTCCGTGCGTCCATCGTCTCCGCGTTCGAGGCCGCCGTAGCCGCTGCCAAGCAGTTCGTCGGCTCCTTCGACCTGGCCGCCGTTGCGCAGAACCTGGCCGACTTCGCCGCCCGGGCCGGCGCCGCCTTGGATGGGGCGCGGGCCAAGATCGAAGCGGTTGGGGAAGCCTCCGCCCGGGTGGTCGCGGCCGTCTCCGGGATCTGGAACGGCTTCCGCGCCACGGTCGAGGCGGTCGGCGCGGCCTTCTCCGCCTTGGCCACGACCGTCCTGTCCGCCTATGCCTCCATCGTGGAGGGCGCCAACAAAGTCGGGCTCGCTCAAGACCAGACGGCGCTCAAGGCCCGCGCCGCGGCGGATACCGCCGGGCAAGCCTGGGCGGATTTCAGCGCCGCGTCCCAACAACACTTCGCCGCGTCGGGCGATGCGTTCCTGCGCATGGTCGGCACCCAAACGACCGGCACCCAAACCCTCGCCGCCAATGCCCAGACCGCCACCCAATCGGTCGGCATCACGGCCGATGCGCTCGACGCCCTGGGCGCCTCGGCCGACTTTGCCGCGGCGGGTCAGGCATCCCTGACGGCCGCTACCCAAGCCGCCGTCCCGGTGGCCGAAGCCCACGCCGCCGCCACCGCCCAAGCCGCCGCGGCCGCCCAAACCGAAGCGCAAGCCAAAGCCGAGTCGGCGCGGCGCATCCAAGAGGAATCCAACGCGCGGCGCATCGCCATCGAAGCCGCCCAACTGGAGCTGGAAATCCGCGGTCGCTCCGTTGGCCTCATCCAGTCCGAGGGCGATGCTCGGGTGACCCACATGCAAAACCTGCGCGCGGAAGCCATCGCCCGCGGGGATGCCGCGGAAGCCGCCCGGCTGGGCGACGAGGTCGCGTGGGCCAGCATCCGTGCCGCCAAGGCCAACGCCCAGGCCAAGCGCGAGGAAGCCGATGCGGCCCAAGCCCTGGCCCTTGCCCTGCTTCGGCAGGCACAGGCGGAGGGCGATACCAGTCTGGAGACCCGCGCCGCCGTGGCCGCGGCGGAACAGGCCGCGCGCGCCAAACAACTGGAGGCGGATGCGGCCAAGGAGGCGCTGCGGCACGAGCAGGCCCTGGCCGCCGCCGCGGATGAGGTGGCTAACGCCACGGGACGATCCGCGGACGAAGCCGAACGCGATGCCGGCGCACGCCAGGCCGGGGCCGATGCGGAAGCCAAGAAGGCCGAAGCGGCGAACAATTTCTCGACGGCGGGGGCCACCGCGTGGGCCGCGAGCTGGAACGCCGAGAACCTCGCCAAGCAATTCGGCCAGACCCCAACGAACAAAGGTCGCGAGAAGGACTTGGCCGACTATCTGTTTCAGCGCACCCGCGGCGGCACCGGGGACAGAAGCCGCTTTATTGGCGACAAGCTCGCCGAAGTCCGCGCCATCTGGGCGAAAGAAGACGCTCAACGCCAACCGGCCGCCGCCACTGCCCCACCGGAATCCGCCGCCGCCGCGGAGAGAGAGCCGCGCAGAGCCTTCCGCACCGTGCGCGTCGAGCTGGTGTCCGGTGGCAAGACCGCTCACTTAGACCTGCCCGAGGGGCAGGATAACGCCCTGCTGGATGCCATACGGCGCTCGGGGCTCGCATCCACCTGAGGGCAGCACATCGTGGCGATAACAGCCAACAGCCTGCGGTTCTATAAATCCGAGCGCATGACCGACCAGCCAGATGGCGGCGGTCGAATGACCGGCACCGAGATCGTTGCCGATATCGAAAACCAGATCTTCGACGATATCTCGGACGTCGACTACGCGGCCGGGGACATCTCGATCCGCAAGGTCTATGCCCTGGTGAAGTCCGCGGACACCGACAAATATCTCGATTCGGGTTTCGCCATCTTCTCCCCGCCGACCGGGGCCGGCGTGTCCGTGCTCGCTTTCTCCACGGGCAGTTTCTACGACGAACGCTCGGCCCTGGTCGGCAGGCTGGAAGGGGCGATCATCCGCGGCGGCCGGTGGAACGGCTATCTGTGGAGCCATGGGACGCGCTCGATTACCCTCTGGCAAAAACCGGAAGCCGTCCTGCCGACGGTCAACGGGCGGATGTTCCTGGTTGCGTCCGGATACTCGGAAGTGATTTGGATCACCCGGGTTATCACGTCCGACTTGAAGCTCACCGACGACAAGGGCGACTACTACATCAAGCAGGTGGTCCTGGAGATTGCCGAGCCGATCCAGCACACCTACGTCGGGATGGAGCCTCAGCGCCTGACCCCGACGACGGCGCCGACAACGGGGATCTACGACTCCAACTACGACCCCTATGCCGTGGAGATGGTCGGCATCAAGGCGCTGACCGCCCCCGCGGCCTTCGGGGACTATTCGGTCAAAGTCGCCAACCTCTATTCGCCGGTCATCCCGACGGCATTGGCCGAGACCCCCATTGCGGACACGACCCCCGCGGCCTCGATCACGACCCTGGTGCTGGCCAATACCGGGACCGTCACAGTCACGACCGCCCTCGATTGCATCGGGCCGACCAAGTCCTGGTTCCTTGGGTCCGGCATCTACCCGGGGACGCTGTCGATCTCTGTGTCCGGCTCGACCATCGTCGACGTGGCCGGGTCCGTGCTGCTCGGGGCGACGGTGGTCGGATCGGTCAACTACTCGGCCGGCGTCGTTACTTGGAACGCGTCCTGCCCGGCTTACGGAACGAACTCGAAGACCGCAACCTGGAAACCGGCCGCGGCCCCGATCCGGGTCGGCGACACGGACATGATCCCGGTCACCCTGGAGAATCAGGGCTTCGTCTATGTGACGACGCTCGAACCCATCCCGTCGCCCGGCAGTCTGCGGGTGTCCTATCGCGCAGCCGGGACCTGGTACAGCCTCGAGGATGCCGGCAACGGGGTCATGACCGGCGTCAATAGCTCCTACGGGTCCGGCGTGCTGTCGCTCACGACCGGCACGGTGCAGCTCACCCTGGGGGCCCTTCCGGACGTCGACAGCGCGATCATGCTGACCTGGGGCGTACCGGTCACCACGGTGGCCCGCGGCGGCGAGGCACTGGCGTCTCCGGTCTGGCGCGGGCACCTGGCCAACGCGGGAACCGCGCCCGGGACGATCAGCGCCTCTTGGACGGTCGGAGGGACGACCTACACCCTGACCGACAACAGCGCCGGGGTGCTGGCGGGGACCGGCGGGGTGGGGACCATCCGGTATTCGGACGGCTTCTACGAGATTCGCCCGAGCGCCCTCCCGCCTTCCGGTACGCAGCTGAGCATCACCTATGCCCATGGGCCTGTCACCAGCGAGTCGTTCTCGTCGCCTGCGCGCGAGCCTGACGGGTCCATTCACCTGACACTGGCGTCTCCCCCGCGGCACGGGATGGTCGAGATCGACTACCCGGTTGTTATCACCAAAGAGGGGGAAGTCGTCGTCGACTCGCGCGGCCAACCCATCGAAGTGACCAAGCGGGTGCGCGACAACGCGGCCGGCGTGCTGGTGGTGACCGGCGGGACGAACGGATCGGTCAACTATACCGGCGGGATATTGGCGTGGTTCCCGGATTACACCGGGGCTTATCCGGTCCCGACCTACAAGAGCCACCGCAACGCGGGAACATTCTTGGGGTACTCGACGTGGTATGTCGGCAACGTCATGACCGCCTGCGATGCCATCTTCTCGAACGGGGACATCACGGTGAAATACCGCCCCGTCGAAAGCGACTCCACGGTCACCGAGACATCCACTCTGCTGGCCCTGGAGATCGACCTCAGCATGGCCTGGGGCGAGACCATCGCGCCCAACAGCCTACGCTTTCGTTTGGCCGGGGCCGTCTATGTGCAAACGGCCGGCGTCATCTACCGCGACCCGAGCGCCACGACCGGGGTAGGGACGCTGGCCGGCACCTTGGACGCGGCGACCGGTGTCGCCCGCATTACCTCCTGGGTCTCTGGCGGATCGCCCGCGGTCACCCTGGATGCGCTCACGACCCAGATCGGCGCCCATCCCGTCTCGCTCGCGGTCTTCGCGACGGTCATCTCGCCCATCCGCTCGGGCTCGCTGCAGCTGCGGTGGGTCACCCTGGAGGGGGTCCCCAAGAGCAAGACCGTCGACGAGGACGGCTACCTGCAGGACACGGATGCCACGATCCAAGTCGACCCGCTGTTCGGTGTCGTGGTCGCCCGGTTCGGGCACTACCGGCCGGTCTCCGCCCTGACCCCGGAAGAGCTGGCGTCGGACTGGTACGACCCGGACGCGACCGAAGACATCGAAGGCGTCAACAGCATCTGGAAGCCGCAGCTGGTCCTGTCCGACTCGATTATCTACAACGCGGTTGGCCAGACCTACATGCCGCCCGACAGCGACCTCCTCGGGGTCAACGCGGCCAAGCTCCCTCCGGACGGCAAGGCGCTGATCCTGCGCCCCGGGATGCTGGCCCTGGTCCACCATACGGATTCCCTGGCGGCATCGAGTCTGGCCGCCGGGCAGGTCATCGACTGCGGGCGCACCCGGCTGTATCGGGTGGTGATCGAGGACAGCGCCGGTCTTCGGCTGGCGTCAGACCTGTTCACGCTCAACCGGGAGCTCGGCACGCTCACGATGGCCGACCCGCTTCCGCTCGACGGGTTCACCAGTCCCTATGCCATCCATCATTCCGTCGCCGATCTGCGGCGCATCCGCTCGGCGGACATCAACGGCACGGTCGCTTTGTTGGGGCCGACCACGCACGACTATCCAAGCGGCGAGTCGTACCTCAGCGGCGTGGTCTACATCGGGACGCTGCAGGCACGGGTCGCGGGGGTCTTCGCCCAAGCGACGTGGACCAACGTCTGGTCGGATGTCTTGATCGGATCGGCCCCGCTCGCCCAGTACAACAACGCCCTTTTCCCCATCGCGGTTACGAACGAGTCGGCCTACCCGGATCGGTTCCTGGTGCAGTTCACCAGCTCGACAGACTTCCGCGTCATCGGCGAGAACCTCGGGATTATCGGGATCGGCTCGGTCAACACAAACTGCGAGCCGATCAATACGCTGACCGGAGAGCCGTACTTCAAAATCGACTATCGCGGGTGGGGGATCGGGTGGGCGACCGGCAACTGTCTGCGCTTCAACGTGGCAGGCGCGTGCTATCCCATCGACGTGGTGCGGGCGGTTCAGCCGGGGGACCCGATGTCTGCCATCGACAAATTCGAGCTTCTATTGATAGGAAATGTAGATGCCTAAGTTGCTCGCAATGACTGTCGAATTAGAAGTTAGGGGCGTGTAATCGTGACCATTCGAGACACCAGCGTTAAATACTTCGATTCGACAATGACCGGGGCGCCGGTTATGAGCGGCACGGCTGGGGCCTTGATTGGGGTCCTGGACGCTTGCTTGATTAACGGATTCGGGTCGGTTGTCGCTTCAAGCCTTGTCGTCGTCAGTGGGGTGGCTACTCTGACGGTTTCCGCAGGGCATGGGCTTGTGAATCCTGGTGCAGCTTCAAGCGTCGATGTCGGTATCGTTGCGGTAGTCTCGGGAGTAACCGGGGCGCTTTCCGCTTTGAATAAAGAATGGCGGGTAACGGTTTCTAGCACTACGGTGCTGACCTGGGAGTGTGGGGTAGCCATTCCAGATGGGTCAGCGGCTGGAACAATTAGCGTAAAGCACGCGCCTGCTGGATGGACCAAGGCATTCTCAGGGACGAATCTTGCGGCCTATAAGTCGTCCGATATCACGGCGACCGGATGCTATCTGCGCGTTGACGACACCCCGGCGCAGTATCCGACGCTCGTCATGTATGAGGCGATGACAGGGATTAATTCAGGGACCGGTCCGGCTCCAACGACAGGAAGTCTTTTTTTTGGAAAGAGCGATACGGCTAATGCTTCGGCGCGCCCCTGGCGGGTGTGTTCCGATTCTAAAATGTTTTTCATTTTCTGCAAATTAGACAATGTTAACTGGTCTCCAAATATCTCATTTGGGGATTTTTTAAGCTATAAGCCTGGGGACGCTTTTAACTGTATGTTAATCGCTCAAGCGACGACAACTGGGTATGGTAATTTATTTTCATTAAGCAACAATAACGCAGGATCTTTTATCTCTAGGAGCTATACCCAGATTGGTGGTGCTGTCGCAAGCGGAAGATATAGCCATGGGTCTTGCGCGAATATTGGAAACGGCGTTATTGTCAGCCTAAATTTAGTAGACAACTCGGTTTGCAGTTGGCCGGTAGAGTGCTGGGAGGGGCTAATGTCCCGTGGACTTGTGCCGGGACTGTATAGCCCGATGCACGTTAATTATCCACCTGACGGAAACGTCTATCTTAGCTCGCAAGGAAAGGCGTTATTTACGCAAATTTTGTTGAATGCGACTTATCGCGCAATGATTGATGTGACTGGTCCTTGGAGGTAGTTGTGGCCAATGTAAGGACTGGGTATTTCGGACAGCGTGCAAACATCCAAGACAGCGGCACCTATAGGATATATTCAAATGTATCGCGTCTTGGACTGTTTGGGGTTTACCGCGTAAGACTTTTCGATAGGAGGTCTGGCAGGCTTGTCAGGGAAACTTGGAGCGCGTCTTCTGGGTCCTATTTATTCGATTATATTGCTTATTTCGACAAAGGCTATTTCGTTATGGCGTTCGATCATTCAGCCGAGCAAGTGAACGCAGCCGTTTCCGATCTTCTTACCCCGGTCCCAATGCCATGAACGAGGTTCCGCTTGATCGCAGCGATGCGGCAGACGCGAAGCGATTCCGTTGGTTACTGTCCGGGAATGGATACTTTATGGAGGAAGAAATGCTCTGCGGATGCCATCGGTCAAGCTCGGAAAATAATAAAGATGACGCTCGACGCAAGATCGACGAAGCCATGAATTATGATGTGACTTGATGGAAGGTAGACGGTATGAACGAATACGTGTCTTTAGCTTTAGCCCGTCGGCAAGTTCGCGCCACCCAACATAGCAATTGGTTAGACGGCGGAAAGCTCCAACTCTATACAACTCCGCGACCGGCCACGTCAGACACGGCGGTAACCTCGCAGGTCAAGCTCTGCGAATTCGAGCTTCCAGACCCGTCGGGTGATGTCGAAAACGGCATATGGACGGGGACTATTCCGGAACCCGTGATGATCCTGGCGAACGGCACCCCGGTATGGGGCCGCTATTTGGATTCGTCCGGGGTAACGGTGTCCGATGCCGATGTGGGAGTGACCGGATCTGGGGCCGCGATCATCGTCGAGAATGCGAACTTCGTGCAGGGGAGCTTAGCGGCTTTGATGTCTCAGGTGATCGAAGAAGGCTAAAGCCAATTCTCGGGAGCGCCCGCCGTGCCTCTTGGGTCAGGAACACTCAATCTCGGCGGGCCGGTCGGCACCGGGCGCCTCGATTTAGGAGCGACGGATAACGACCGGAAAGTCACCGTCCAGGGCAAGACGCGTCCGCCGCAGTTGGCGGTCGCTGCATACCGAGTTCCGGCCGTCGTCGTCGCTGGCAAAACGCGCTCCCCGCGTCTGTCCGGTGCGCTCGGACAAATCGAACCGGTCCGGGTTGCAGAAACCACCCATCCTCCCCAGTTGTCCGGGACGGTGCGCGACGTGCGGCAGGTGCGGCTGTACGCGCGCACCCAAGCGCCCCGCAGCTTTACGTCGGTCGCCTACGATCCCAACCTGCTGTCCGATGTTGTAGCCCTGCGCGAGACATCCTGGCGCGGCGCCGCGACGGTGGGCGCCCCCGCGGTCGAGCAATTCCGTGGCTCCATGCCGGTCCACTGTGGCACGGTAGCGTCGTTCGCGAGCGCCCCCCTGGCCGCCGCCGGGAGCGTTTCATCCTGGCACCAAGCGCTGACGCGCTCGTCGATCTCGGTGTCCGCGTTTCGCGCGGCGGGCCCGGCCCCCGGAGGGGTGGCGGCCTATTGGGTATCCTCCGACCGGGCGGTTGCCGGGTCGGGCGCGTCGTGGCGGCCGGGACGGTCGAGCGCTTATGGTGTCCCCACAACGTGGCTGCGCGGCATGCCTCTCGTTGCCGCGCCGCTCGCGGGATCGTGGCGCGCGGGCGGTCCCGTCTCCCGCGGGTTGTTCCTCGACTTCAAGAAAGCCGGGTTCCTTCCGGTCTCGCTGTTCGGAAGCTGGCGTTATGCGCAGCTCTGCCTGTACGTACGTCGCCGCCCGCCGCCCCCCGAGCCGCCCGGCCCCTGGGAGCCCAACTGGACCGCCCGGCTCTGCCTCGGCTATCCGCTCACCGGGGGCCGACTCGATCTCGGAGTCGTCGGGTGCGCGTTCGTCCTCGCCGCCCACATCCCGCGCCAGAGGAGCTACCTCGTGCTGCATGCCATCTCCCTCGTCCGCCTCCCGGACCGCCTCCCCATCGAACATGCCTCCCTATCGGTCTTGCTCGATGCCGACTCCTGGGCTTGGAAGTGGTCCGGGACGCTCCTCGGGCGCACGGCCCTGGAAGCCGTCCAGGCCTCGGCATCCGGGGTTCCGGTGGTCCTGGAGGCATCGATCGACGCCCACGTCTGGCACCTCTTGGTCGAGGACTGGGCGGAGGACCGCACCCACGCCACCCGGCGCATCGCGGCCAGCGGTCGCGGGCTCACCGCCTGGCTGTCCGATCCCTCGGAGCTCCCCCAATCCGGCGTCCTGGGCGAGGCCCGCAGCGTCCAGCAAGCCCTGACCGAACGCTTGCCGTTCGGCGCCGGGTGGACCCTGACCTTCGCGCCCGGCACCCCCGATTGGCTTCTGCCGGCGGGCGCCTGGAGCTGGCAAAACGCCACCCCCATCCAAGCCATGCACGCCGCCGCCGCGGAGGTCGGGCTCGTCATCGTGCCCGCCATGGCCGCCAAGGCGCTCACCGTGCAACCGCGCTACCCCGTCCTACCGTGGGACTTCGCCGCGGCGGATCCGGATTTGATCGTCCCGGATTCCGCCATCATGACCCTGGCCCGGCGCCAGTCCGTCCCGAGCCAGGCCAACGCCGTCTACGTCCACGGCCTAGAGGTCGGCGGCCTGCTCGCCCGGGTCATCCGCGCGGGGTCCGCCGGAGATCGCGCCGCGCCCACCGTCGCCCACCCCTGGATCACCCACGCGGACGGCGCCCGCCTGCTCGGCTCCCGCCTGCTCGCCGCCCAACACATGCAGCCCGAGATCCGCTCCCTCTCTATCCCCCTCGGCGGCCTGTTCCCCCTGGTCAACATCGGGGACCTCCTCGCGGTCGAGCTCTCCGGGGAGACCGGCGACATCCGCGGCATCGTCAACGGCGTCTCCGTCAGCGCCAGCAGCTCCGCCCCGGCCGTGCGCCAGACCCTCACCCTCGGCGAGGAAACCCCCAACGTGTGGGCCAAGTGGAAACGCCTGCTCCCGGACGACCCGCTCCTGGTCGGCGAGATCGCCGACGTCTATGCGGACGGCACCGTCCAAGTCAGCCCCATCGGCGGCGGGACCCTCCGGGTGCGCGGGGAGGGCACCGAGGGCGACGTGGTGTGGGTGCGCGGCGGGCGGATCGAGGGGGCGGCGCCGGAGATGGAGGGAGTGGAGATTGAGGTGTGAAAGCAAATCTGTGCGTGAAAGTGTGCGTGAAACAGCCGAGACATGTTCAATAACTTACGTTGATCTTTAGGCGCGGGACCGGCTTCGATTACTGCGTAAGATATTGAAATGAAAATATATATATTGCAGAAACGCTCCTTCACACGGGGGAAGTCGCAGGTTCGATCCCTGCCGCGCCCACCAAAAAACACTCTATATACATCCGCTTAGTCAGCGGATTTTTTATTATCGCCGGGCGCGTGAAACCCTGGCGTGAAACCCTGTACCGGGCTCGCGTCCAAAACTCGCGCGGCTTCCGCCAAATCTCCGGGCCGCAGATGGGCATAGACATGGGCCGTGATCCGCACGTCCCCGTGGCGCAATAGCTCCGAGACGCGCTCGATCCCAACCCCCGACTGCACGAGCCAGGACCCGAAGGTTCGCCGCAGGTCGTGCGGGTGCAAATCCTCGAGGCCGGCGTCGGCGGCCGATGCGTCGAACCCTTTGCGTATACTTTGCACCCGGCTGCCATCTTTCCGGAAAAAGACCCAAGGCGACCCCGGGCAGTGCTCGGCCCGGTAGCTGGCCCGGGTAAGCAGGGCCGCGCGAGCGGATTCGTTGATCGGGATCGCGCCGCGCTTTCTGGACTTCTGGTCTGCGGCAAAGAAGGAGATCCGTCGAGCCGTCAGGTCGACGCGCGACCACTCCAGGCCCAGGGCCTCACCAGACCTTAAGCCGGTGAATACGCACAGGCGGCAGAAATCGGCGATCCACGGGTATCGGTCGCGTCTCTTGTCAGCAGATACAAACAGGGCCTCAGCTTCGTCGCGGGTGAGATACCGAGTCCGCCCGGTTGGCTCGCGCAGTCGCCGCCCCTGCCAAGGGTTCGGCAGGCCCCACTCAAGCTCGCGGTTGGCCCAGTTCGTCGTGGCCGACATCAATCCAAGCTCTTTGTTCAGCGCCCCGGGCGAGAGTCCGGCGCCGGTGCGAACGGCGATATATCCGCGCACATCCGCCCCGGTGAGCGTCGCCAGGTCGCGTCCGGAAAGCGCTGTACGAAGCATCCGCACAACACTTTGGTCGTTGCTCCAATCGCACCCGCGAGCGCGGCGCTCGGGCAGGGCGAGGATCATGAGGTCCTCGAAGGTGCGCCCGGCTGTCGGTGCGGGCGCCGGGCCTTGCGCGATCCACCCCGATCTTACGGCTTGTGCCTGGATCCCTTCCGGGTCCTCGGCGGCGCGAACGCCAGTAGATCGCCGAGTCGATCCGCCGCGGGGGTCCGTAATCGTGGCCCACCAGTACGGCGAGTCGGGGCGCCGGTAGATTCCGTCTTGGTCGCGTTTGTGTCTTGGCATGCTGCCTCATCCTGCGTAGCCGTGAGGGCGCGAGACTCGCCGTGTCCGACGAATCGCTCAAGGTCGGCGCGTGCGATCCGCACGGCCGAACGCACGCGCACGGCGGGGAGTTGTCCGTCGGCGATCATTTTGCGGATCGTGGCGCGGCCGACGGCGAGGGCCTCGGCCGCTTGGTTGATGGTGAGCACGAGGGGTTCGATCATGATCTGCTCACGGGGTGTCATCTGTCGAGTTCGTTGCTAGGTACGTAACGCTGCATCAGCTCTGGCGTGAGAGGATGCAATTCCGTAGTTAAGTGGACAGCGTAATGCACCGATGTAATAATTTTCAGCCCATGTAAGATCTCGTTTCGGGAATAGCAAAAATGATATTTTATGTTCTGGCTTAATGACATGATGATTTCCTAGTCTAAGCCGCGATGCCAAGTTAACGCTTTGCCCAACATATTCAACAATGTTTCCTGACCAAATAAAGTATATTCCCGAATGCGCCGGAAATCCTAAACCATCCTTGTTTGGCGAGAATAATCCCGGAGGCGGGGATGGATAATAATTCGAACTATCTTCCTCAACGATCTTTCGCAAGTTAGACGCCCATGCGGACGATGCAATTATTTCGGCTTCGCGTAACGCTTTAAGTCTTGCTCTTGACGATAATAGTCGTTGTGCCTGAAGCTTGCGTTTTTGCTTTGCATGTTCTTCTACCGTTTTTGCGGCTATAACCTCTGCGTTCTGAATTTCTTTCTTCAATCTACGAAGGGTTGATTTTGCTGTGTGCAACTCGGATGCAAGAATCGCTCTTGCCTTCTTTCGCGCTTCCTTTGCTTTTGCTTCTGCGTGCTTTCGCGCTTCCTTTGCTTTTGCTTCTGCGTGCTTTCGCGCTTCCTCTGCCTTTGCTTCTGCGTAAAACTGCGCAGGTTTTATTTTAACTGCCGATAGGATCTTATTACATTCAATTGTAATTATTTGGCTAATAACTCTATCTATGCAATCATAAATTTTTGCATAATGATAGTTAGTGTAAATTTCACTCTTTAATATTGCAAAGGACTTCTTAGCAATTTCCGTTAATAGAATTGAAGCTCTTGCTGTTTCGGCTTTCGTTAGTTCTTGCGTGTCCAAAAATCACCTAACAATAAGTTATAAATCAAAACGTTAATAATGGCCGTAGTTCCATCGCTTCGGCTGTCTTGCGGTGGCGACTCATGCCGATTGGCGGGTGCCGGGTAGCCTTAACTTGGGTTCTCGGGGCCGGGAGTCTACTCCGCCCAACCGGCGCTCGGCGTAGGACTGCAAGACCTTCGGGCGGCCGTCCGCCCCGATCTCGAAGACCCAGCCGTGCGCGCGCAACCAGGCGATTTGGGACGCCTGGCGTTTGTAGCCGGTGAGGGTGGCGATGTCGGTGGGGGAGACGAACATGGATTTTCAATCCGGAGACAATGTGTCGAGCAATGCCGCCAGATGTATGATGGCATCTAGCACCCGGGCGTATCCTTCTTCCGAATACTCGTTGTCCAAGAAGTCTTCAAACCCCAATTTCAAATCAAGGCAAATCGTCTCGATGTAATCGATGTCGATGTCATCTGGTATGTAATAGCGTGGGGTCGTCATTGGGTCGGTCGCTATAGGCTATCGAGCGTGGTCTTTTCGCGGTCTGGAGTAGCGCTCAGCCGCGTCCGCCAGGTCGGGCGGCCGTTCTTGATGTCCGAATACTCTTGCAGTGCGACGGCAATGTCATGGCTGGCCCCGTCTCCGCTCGAACGGATGGCTTCTTCCAGGATCTCGGACAGGAGCGCCGCGGCGCGGTCTGCCCAGTCGGATAGCTCTGCGTTCATAAGGGTAGCTCGCCGGGTTCAACGCTGTTAGCTTGGAAAAGCGGACCGCGCTTTCTCAAGCGTATCAATCATTCCCTGACCAGTGATCTTTTTCTCTTCCTGGTCGGATCTCGCCAGATCCGAGCCAAACGGCCCAAGGCGCAGCGTGATACGTCCATCGGAGTGAACGTAGAGAATTGCCCCGTTCTGGCGCTCAAGCCAGTTAATAAGCGGTTCCAAGGCGACCCCATGCAATGCCGTAGGATGCGGCGACGAAGGAACCGCATCGCCAGCGAACGATGCGGTTCCTTCGTCACCGCATCCTACGGGTTGGTACGTCATTCGCGTTTCCCCCCAAATTCCGCCTCTGCCGCCAGCTCCTCCCCATAGCGCGCGAAGTCGTCCAACGCGTTTTGGGCATCTCTCAACTCGTCGGAAATGTCGAGTAAGCTCCGCCGGTTGTCGCCCAAGACCCCCGCAAGCGCCATGGTGGCGACGGCCAGGCGGTCGGCAATGGACTCCAACCGGGACAGGGACTCTTTGTCGCGCAGGTAGCCTGCCAGTGTCACCAGGATGACCTCGGTGCCGTTCTCGTCATCGGCGCCGTCGCCGTAGTTCTCGCCGAATCCGCAAGCGTCGGTCACAGCAGTTCTCGGTCCGTCCGCCACTGCGCCAAGAATGCCGCGGCCGCCCGCCGCAATTGGTCCGGGGCTTCGATGGCCGCGATCATGGCCGTCTCCCGGGTCGCGGCGTAGCCGTGCAGGCGATCCCCGCACAGGGCGAGCAGCTCGGCGGCCTGGGCGCAGTGGCGCGACCAATACCAAGGGCGATCCAGCTCTCGGCGGACCCCGGAGAGGTGGATCTGCGCGCGATCGCCGTCCAGGCAGGCGGTCCAGGTGCGCTGGTTGGGGTCGGGCAGGAGGGTATCTCCGCTGATCCAGACGGTCTCCTGCCCGGTCGGGTGATCGTAGGTCAGGGCGATCTCTTCCCAGCGATGCCCGGTGGCGGCTTGCTGGGCGTCCTCGAGGCTCCATGCCTCGCCACACGCTCTCGCTACAACGCCTTCGCCGTGGGTGGAAAGCACGCGCTCGACCACCCACGTCCAAGCGCCGTCGTCGGAAGACACGATGAACCGGTCGTCCCCACGGCGGGCATCGAAGCGCTCCGGGTCGGTGATCCAGGAGGTCCAGGCCAAAGGTCGTAGATCGGGGGCGACGGTTGGCATGGCTAGTTATCCCGGTCGTTGGGCTGCATTGCCCAGGCGATGAGACCGACCCCGATCATTCCGGCGATTGTCGCGGCGCCGATGGCGGCCAGGGTGTTGACGACACCGAAGAGCGCCATCAATCCCAAGACCACGCCGAAGATCATCGCGGGGACAATCAACAATACATCGCGGTCTCGGATGGATGGCATGGGGCTTCTTCCGCATATACAATGATCGTATCGGGACTTCGGTTCCGGTATCGCCCGATGCGAGTCGGGCGTGGATTGAAACGATTGAAACAGGCCCTCGGCCGGGATGCCGGTCCAGCGCGGGCGGTAAAGGGGCCTGTCCCCTTTACCGCTTTTATTTGTCCGCAAAAACACCGATATGCACCGGCGCCGCCTCTGCAATCGCCGCCCGCACCTGGTCCCGGAACTCGTCTGCCATATTCTGTCGGAGCTCGGCTAGAGCGATGGGGCGCACGCGGATCTGTGGCGGGTCTTTGGGCAAATAGACCAACCGGGCGCGGATGCCGATCTCGGATAAACCCTCGGCCGGGATGCCGGACCAGCGCAGCAAGAGCGGTGGGGTCGACACGATGGCGGACTTCTCCAGGACGGAGCGCTCGCGGGCGGTGTCGGTTTGGGTGTGGGTGGCGTCGCGATGGACCTCGGTGGAGACCTTGCGCAGGGCCTGGACGGCGGCGGCGGGTTTCATCTCCTGCCACGGGGCCTCGGCACCCGCGGCGCTGAACTCCAGGTGGTCTGCCCAGTCGATCACGTAGTCGATCAGCAACGTCTGGGTCACCGGAGCCGCGGCGATCTCCATGAACGCCTCGAACGCGGGCGGGGAGGCCAGCTTGACCGCCGCCCGGTGGCGGCCCCAACCGGGATCGCCCGCGTTGCCGTGGTCCAGGCGAGCGACGGCGCTCATGGCCTCGGGGTCCAGGAAGATCCGGGCATAGCGCAGGCTGTCCTGCTCCAGGACGTAGCGCGCGAACTCGGCGATGGTGCGCGCGTGATAGGTCCCGCGCAGCGCGTTGGGTTGCGCCTGGTACTGCTCCAGGTCGGCGAGCTTGTATCCGTCCGGGATCAGGCAGACCCCTTCGGCCGGGTTCAGGCCCCCGGAGATGATGTCGCGCAATAGGGTCAAGTCGATGGTGGGGGCGCTCATGGCTTGGTCTCCTGGCGAAGGGTCGGGATCGCGGTGTCGAAGTCGAAGCGGCCTTGGGCCTCGGGTAGGACGGACAACGCCCCCTCCGCGCTGCAATACATCTGAGTACTGCCGGTGCTCTTCTCGGAGAGCTCGCCGATCTCGGTGGGGCGGCTGTAGGTGAGTGTGTGGGTGACCAAGAGCTGCCCGCTGCCCTTGCTGCGCTCGAAGGCGATCTTGATGCAGAGCTGGCCCTTGGCCTTGCCGCGGCGTTCGTCGTGGTCGCGCACGGCTTTGGCGATGTCGCGGAGGGCGGCGCTGGCTTGGGACTCGAACGAGCCGGCGTCCAGCTCGCCGAGGGTTTGGGCTAGGGAAGGAGGGGGCATGGGGTGGCTCCTGGGGGTGGTCAAGAAGTTTTAACGCGCGTGTTAAAACTATTTTGTCTTCACTCTTCCATCTTAATAATCTTAACCGCCGGATAATTTGGAATATCTCCGGTTGTTAAAGCAATGGCATAGCCTTGATGTTGCAGTTCCAGCGAAATAGCGAATGTGAGCATGTCTGCCGGCATAGACGTAAACGCAGTCAACAATCTTTCTGCGGCTGGCGTCGCGCCTGTCACAACAACGGCAATCGCTGTACCGGGATCGTCTGGGCCCATAACAACCTTTGGCAAGCGGATACAGCGCAATCCTTCTGGAGGGTCGTCTATTTCTTTGTCGCTACAATAGGTGCGCGCCACAACGGCCAGCTCATGACCATCCAGCGATTCTCCCCAGACACAAGCCCGGTCGGCAATGAACCCATGATCGACCAATCTCGAAAGTTCGGAATAAAGAACCCCATGTAATGAATATGTCTTGCAATCCGCAAACTTTCTGAAAAGCTCCGGCCCGAAATTCAAGATCTTTTTCATGTTAGCCTCAAGACTCCCACTCATCCCCCTCCTCCCACTCCTCCCACGCCATCGAATCCATGATCTGATCGAGGGTCTCTTGCTGCCGTTCCAGGGTCTGGCAAGCGGCGGCGGCTTGGGTGGCGACGCGGCGCAGCAGTTCGACATCGAACAGGTTCTGCTGCCCATGGTCGGAACCGAAACGGCGGAGCCAGTCGAGGGCGGCCTCGGGGTCTCCGAGGTTGCCTTCGCGGCGCATGGCGTCTTCAAGGATGTCGCGGTTGTGCTCGAAGGCGTCGCGGCTGAGGGCGTTGGCCTTCCTGTTGACGGCGCGGCGCACCACCTGGTAGGCCAACGGATCGCCCCGACGGCGCGAATCGGCAAGGTAAGGGCTGCCGGAGGGATTGAAGGAGGGGTCTCGGTAGTAGGCGGGGCTGTACGATTCCGGGCTCCGGGGTCGGGTGGCCCGGCCTTTGGTCCAGTAGTCCCACAGGGCGTCGTCGCACTCGGCCTGGTAGGCGCGGATGGTGGCGCGCAACTCGGGGGCGACTTTGTTGGCGTGGATGGTCATGAGCCAACCGGCGAGTTTGCGCAGCGGAAGGCAGGTCAAGGAACGACGCTGAACGTCCCCGGGGAGCTGCGTCATGATTTCCATGACGCAGGTCGAGTATCGGGTCTTGATCTTGTCGAACTGGCCTTGCCACGCCAACCCCATCGCCTCAACGATGGGACGCATGGCGGCGTAGGGCTCGCCGTTGTGGTCGACCAGGTGCAGGGTGGCGCCGCGGAAGGGGACGGGGATCAGGTGGGGGTGGTCGGTCACGGGGGCTCCTGGGGGTAGGTTGATCGTGGCGTCGCCTGTGTTTCGGCCCTTGCGTGGTGCTCCTGCACAGCAGAGGGGCGAGCGTTTCAGCGGCGACGCAATCACTATAGTGCTAGACACGGGCGAGCGCAAGCACGAAAGTGCTAGAACGGGTTGGGGCCTTTCGCCCCGGGGCTTGGGGCTAGGCGATCAGCTGGGAGAAGTATCGGGCTTCGGCTTCCGCGATGGTGTCAATGGTACGGCGGCCATCATCGTTGACTGCGATATAGGTGAGAGCCAACTTTTCCAGCTGTTTCAACGTCCCTTGATCGGATGGGATGTTGGGAAGCATAAGAACCCAAGGGGGGACTCTGAGTGCGTGCGCCACACTATCTAGTGTGTCGGATGTGGGGCTCTTCCCGTCCGGTTGCTCCATGTTGGAGATTGACGTTTGGCCGATGCCGGCTTTTGCGGCAAGCTGAGATTGGCTTAGAGATATTGATTCTCTAAGCATTTTTACGTTGCGGGCGATGGCCGCTCGGGTGTTTCCGTCCATCTTCATATCCTGACCTCCCGAACAAGCACAAGGGTGCTTGCCGAGCCAGCACTAAAGTGCTAGCCTGATTTGTATGGAAACCATCGATCTCGCCACTCTTAGGGCTAGGGTTGCCGCTCTTCGCGGGCAGTATGGATTGCTGTCAGAAAAATCAGGCATGTCAATTAGTTGGATTAGCAAATTTGCATGCGGTAGATACGAATCTCCCGGACTGAAATCCGTTCAGAACTTGCTTTCTGCATTAAGCGAGATAGAAACGGAAAACGAGGATTGCGCGGCGTGACCTCATTTCTCGCTTCTTGCTCCTCCCAGCCCGCCCCGGCATCGCACCCGGTCGCGGGTTTTTTTTCGGATGTCCCTGCCGATCATGTGCTGGGCCATGGGGCCTGGCTGTGAAGCCCTCGCCGAAATCGGCGCCGCGCCCGGCGCCCTAACCGCCCGCTAATCCGGGAACCTTTATGTCGCCATTTCTCTGCCCGTTCGTTTCGCCCGTTCATGACGGTTCGGTGTCCGCCGCGTGTCTGGCCGGCGACGCGGCGGGGGTGTGGCGATGACGGCCTCGGCAAAGCCGGATGCCGTCCCCGCGCCCCGCAAGCGCGGGCCGATCCAGCAGGAGCGCACCCAACACGAGGACAAGGTCTACGGATATGCCCACGTCCGCGCGATGCTGGGGCCGTGGGCCGGTTCGCACGGCACGGTGTATGAGATCTATCGCTCATGCTGCGAAACCGCGGGCCAGATGACGCATAGCGAGTTGACGCAACTGCGCTGCACACAATCGGCCCGGTGCAGCCGGTGTGCCGTCGGGCATCGCGCGGATGCGGAGTTGGAGGCGCCCAAGAATGAGGGGAGCAACTCGCACGCCGTCCTCAACCGGAAGCAGCTCCAGGAGCTGACCGCACGGCGAGCCAAGGATGAAGAAGACAAGCTGGCCCGGGTGGCGGCCCGTCGCGCTCAGGCAGAGGCGAAATTACGCGAGGCGCATGCCCGGGCGACCGGTCGGTCACTGTTCGGTCAACCCGACTTCGATGCCCCGCTGCCAATTCCGGCAGTCCCCGAACGAACACGCAAGAGTCGCCGCCGTGGATGACGCGCCCGCGGTCCCGGATCTCGTTGTCTTGCGGCCCCAGTCGGTGGCGTGGATCGTGATGGAGCTGGTGGTGTCTCCCCAAACGCGCGCGGTCGGGCGGCTGTGGCTGGCCTGGCACCTGGTCCATGCGGCCTGGGAGGTGCTCTGGCGGGCGAAGCTGTGTATTCGGTCGCATCGGGAAGTGACGCATCGCGGACAGGATGGGACGCGGTGAGCGAAGGCCCGGTGGAGACATCGGGACTGGCCGCGCAGATGGAGCGCGTGGATACGATCCGGCGGCTCGACGGGGAGTCGGTCGTTTGGATGGATCGGTTTGGCGAGCGCTTTATTCAGACGTCGCCCACCGCGCAAGCCCACGCGGTTTACAAAGACGGTGCGGGCAATTGGATCGAGAAGCACGAGAACGTCATCCATACGCGCTCCGGGCTGATTCTTCGGCCGGGATTGTCGCCAGAGGGGGGCTCGGACGCGGCGGTTGCCGATCCGGGCGCGAGCCCCGACCTGGAACCGAAGCCGGCGCGCAAGCGCAAGAAGGGGGAGAAGGGCCAAGGCGGCGGCCATGGGGCGCCTCCTCCGGGCGGTCCGGCCGATTCCCCGCCCGGGGAGCCCGACTGGCGCGACCGGCGGATGCAGACCGAGAAGGGCGCCTGGCGCCCGACGGCCTTCAATATTCGGTTGATCCTGGAGAATGTCCCCGCCTGGTCGGGGGTCATTGCTTGGGACGATTTCGCTCAGCGGATCGTGGCGCGCAAGGACCCTCCGGTTGCTCACGCTTCGCGGGGGGAATGGTCCGATGCACACGATACGGAGCTGCGGCATTGGCTGGCCGGCACGTGGGGCTTCGAACCGAAGAAGACGGATATCGCGGATGCGGTGCTGGGGGTGGCGCTGGCGAATACGTTTCACCCGGTGCGCGAGTATTTGGATCGCCTGGTGTGGGACGGGCAGCCGCGGCTGCATTCGTGGTTGCAGACCTATGTCGGCGCGGGCGATGCGGCGAGCGATCCGGGCTTGACGGACGCCCAGCGCGTGGCCTTGGATCGCTATCTGTCGCTGGTCGGTCCGTGGTGGATGATCCAGTCCGTGGCGCGGGTGCGAAGGCCCGGGTGTAAGGCGGATAACGTGTTGATCTTGGAAGGATTGCAGGGTATTCTCAAATCGACTGTGTTGAAGATGTTGTATTCGTCTGCCTGGTTCTCCGATACGCGGATCGATATCGGGTCGAAAGACGCGATGCTATCGATGCAAGGGGTCTGGTGTATCGAGCTGGCCGAATTGGATGCGTTGAATAAAGCGGATATGCGCACGGCGAAAGCCTATTTCTCCTCGGCGGAAGATCGTTTCCGCCTGCCCTATGGCCATCGGCTGGGTCGCTTCCCGCGCCAATCGGTCATGGCGGGCACCACCAACCAGCGCGAGTATCTCCAGGACATGACGGGCAACCGGCGCTATTGGCCGGTCGCCTGCGGGGAAATCGATCTCCAGGGAATCGAAGCGGACCGCGATCAACTCTGGGCTGAGGCGCAAGCGCGTTTCGCCCTGGGCGAGCGGTGGTGGGAGGAGACGGCCGAAGAGAAAGCGACCATCGGGGAGCAGCAACAGGAGCGCGTGGCGGGGGATGTGTGGGAGACGCGGATACAGGCGTTCCTCGCGACTCGGTTGCGATCCTGCCGGCCGGAAGGGCGCCCGGGGCTGTTCGTGAGCATGGACACGATCATGGAGCAGGCCCTGGGGATGGCGGCCAAGGACATGAAGCGGCCGGAGCAGACCCGGGTGGGGATCATCGTGCAGTCGCTGGGGTGGACGGGCACGCGGCCGTGGGTTGAAGGAGAGCGGGTGCGCGGGTATCGCCCGGGGTATCTCTTGCTCTCCAGCTGCGATCTAAATTCGACTGCATCGAAGGGGGATTACGATGATCTTCCGCCCTTCTGATCGCGATTTGGTCCAACCTCTCGAAAATCGCGCCGAGGTTGGACCAGCTGTAAGCCGCGCCGTTGTTGGGCCGGTCCAACCTGCCTTGAGGTCGGACCAAGGTTGGACCAGCTGTAAGCCGCGCCGTTATTGGGCTGGTCCAACCTCGGCGGTTTTTTTGCAATTTTCTCGCACGTGCGTATGCGTGATGCGTGATGCGCGCATACGTGCGAGAAATATGCGCTACAGGTTGGACAGGTTGGACCATGCTATTAGTATCAATGCCTTACGCTGGTCCAACCTTGTTTTAGGTTGGACCAAGGTTGGACCGTTTCGACTAGGTCGGACCAAGGTGGATAACCGCTATGCTCTGGACTCGGGTGAGCGCTTACTGTGAAACCACATACTCCGGTTACACCGTGACGGCCTATCGCACCGCGGACAGCTGGCGATTCGGCGCCTGGTGCCCCGACGCGGCCCCTGGATGGTCCTATCACGCCTTCGCCAAGGGTCAGGAGCCGCACTGGGCGGGAGAGCGCCACAAGGAGCGCTATGGGCTCGGAGAGCATGTGCCTCAGCGCTTCGAGCTCCTCGGCCACTGCGACACGGCAGAAGGCGCCCGGGCCCTGTGCGAGGCGGATGCCGCGAGATCGACTAACCACGACACCATGGGAGTGCAGCAATGCCTGACGACACGCCGATGAACGACGAAGAGATTGCGGGCTTGGTGAGCGAGCTGATGGAGTCGCCCGCCATGAAGCAGAT